ACTTCAGGCGGCCCGCCTCACGGATCACGACGCCACAGCTTTCCTTCGGGAACTCTGCAGCGGCGTGAGCTTGGATCTGTTTCAGCATCGTCTTGTTCATGGATTACCTATCCAATAAGCGCAGCGCCTGGAGCTCCGCCGAATGGCAGCGGGTTACCGCGACCATGGCGAATCTCGCAGTCGCTCGGCCGACCGCCGCAGCGATCAAGCGCAGGGTCATCTACAGGGTTGCCATCGAGGTCGAACATCTTGATGCCGGTGTAGTTACAGTCGGGCCCGCGGTACTCGCCCCACAGACACCACTCGCACCGGTTCATGATCAGGCCGCCGGGCAGCATCTGCCCCTTCACCGCCGTTGGAGGTGCCAAAGAGAAAACCACCTCCTCGCGCCCCAGGCTGGTCACCTGGTTGATGTAGGAGATGTCCAGCCGTTCCATGGTGCTGGCCGCGGGATTGCCCTCGGGGAAGTTCGCGGCGTCCAGGTACTTGGCGTAGGTCTGGCGTACGGTCAGCTTGACCCCACTCATCCCCTGGAAGCGGCGGCACAGAGCGGTAATCGTTCCGTCGATGTTGCTGATCTTCAGCATGGGCGTGGAGTTGTTGCCCTCGACGCTACGACCGAATCCACCGGTTTCGTAAGGCCGGGGCAGATACACGTCGCCCTTCCAGATGATCGGTGTGGACTGCTGGTGTGCGTGGTACCGCAAAATGCCCATCCCTCGCGCTTCGCCGTCCAGCTCGATCAGCTGGATCAGATCGCCCGGTTCAAGCTTCTGGTCGTCCAATGTGATCATGGGTTGAATACCTGCTGGAAGGTGGTGCTGAGGGTGTATTTCTTCTTTCCGTGGGTTTGCAGTTGCCAGCCACCGGTGGTGATAAAGGCACCCTGGGTTTCCAGCGGCGGCGTCCACAAGAAGTGATTTGCGCCCTTGTGCCGCTTAAAGAAATTCCTGATCGCCGTGATGTAGGCCTCGCTGCCAGTGAAGGACACAGCATAGGCGCCGCTAACATTGTTGATGCCGACCGAGAGGCGCTGGCTGTAGCCGTTGCCAAATTTCGACTCAAGGGTGTCTGTTTGATCATCCCCGGACGAGCCAACCCGTGGCGACCAGGTGAATACCTCTGCCATCAGCTATTTCTCCGGTTGTTTGGATCGAGCAGGCCGTTCTGGCCTTTTTCCTGCTGTATCACCTGCCGGGCGATCTTCGGCATCTCTGATCGGGCAGTGGCCAACAGCGCCAGCCCTATCTGCTCATAGCCCTCCGGCGCGTTGACGGCCCCACCTGAGCCATCGCCGTTGATATGCAGGTGGATCTCCGGCGCAGCACCAGAGCCTGCACCGGCAGTAACAGAAGGCGCGGTGAACGCAGGCGAGATGCCCGGGCTACCAACGAACCCGCCGCTTGCGTAGCCAGGCTTACCGCTGCGGTTCAGGCCTATCAGGTAATCCTTCATTCCGGGCTGGTCGACCACCTCCTTGCGGATGACCACCTCGCCACCGTGAACCACGCCCTTCGGCTCAAACTTTCCACCCGCCCCGGTAAAACCACCTTCAGAGAACCCAGCCAGCGCCATGCCGGCGACCATGCCCGCATTTGCATAACCCGCAGCCAGCAGCGCCGCGCCCACCGGGATACCACCAAGGATGGTCAGCTCCGCCGGCGCCTTCGCTGCAGCGATCTGCGCGTTCATGATGATCGACGCCACCGCGAACGCCTTTTGCGCGACAAACAATGCCTTGTATGCGCCGGATTGCTCGCCAGCGATCTTGCCAACCATGTCGGCGGCCTGGCCCGACAGTTCGCCGAAGGTGCTCACCACGGCTACCTTGTAGGCGCCCTGAATATCAGAAAGCCGCGCCTGATTCGTTTGATTGATCTCAACGACTCGATCCAGATACTGCTGCTCTGCGGCAAGCTTTTGCTCGTTGGTGCTCTGCTGGTCAGCCAGGATCTGGTCACGAAGCTCGGATTGCATCGAGAGCTGCTTGTCGTGCCACTTCTTGAGCGCAGCCTCGGCCTCGGCAATCTTTACCAGCTCCCCAGATGGACCGCCCACCGATGAATCGATGCCGCCGAACTCTGGCGCCTCGGTGACCGTGGCTTTCGAGATAGCTTCAGCACCAACGCGATAGTCGTCTGACGAAAGCTTTCCCGCGCGGTTTGCCGTTTCCAGAACCTGCATCCGCTCTTTCGTGGTAGCAAGCAACGCTTGCTCTTTGGTCTGCAGGCCTGACATCAGGCCGTCATAGGCCTTTCTGGCGTTGAGCGCGTCGAGCTCAATGGCCTTACCCTCAAGCATTACCTTGTTTTTTGCCGACAGCTTCGAAAGCTCACCGGTGGAAAGTTCGTAGCGAAGGCGTCCTATCTCGGTAGTTTCACCGTAAAGCGCCACCTGCTGCGTGAGGTTGGCCAGCGTTTGCTTGTAAGCGTTATTGAGTTGTTCGGCTTGGCGCTTGATATCCTCAGACGCTTTCTTTGCCTTCTGCTGAGCCTCCTCGGATGCCTTGGCCGCAGCCTCAGAACCCTTGATCGCACCGGCAAGAATGCGCCAGCCTTCGGCCGTTGAAGGATCAACCCCTTCGCGCTCTATACGGCGATTAACCTCGCCCACTAAATCACCGCCGTCCCGGACGGAGTTCAACCGCTCGACCAGCGTCTTGGAGTAACTGGTCCAGCCGTCGATAGTTTTCTGATCAGGGCCTTCAATTTTCTTTAGGCCGGCGCCTGCCTGGCTGGCGGCGTCAGCAACATCGTTCAAGCGAGCGGTCAGCATGTTGGCTACGTCACCGTAGTCGCCCGATGCCTTGACGGCCTCACCGTACGCTGCTGAAGAAGCGTTGATGGCGGCGGTCATTTCCTTGTTAGGGCCGATCGCGGCGACCAACTGCTGACTTGCCGAGTCGATGTCCTGGCCGCCGGCAATGCGACGATTAAAGTCGGTTACCGCACGGTCGCGCTGGAACGGGTTGGCCGAGTAGGTATCTCCCCACTTGTCGTTGCCCTGGGCAGCAGCACGGATCTCCCGCAGCGCCTTCTGAGCCGCCACCTGAGCATCGGCCTGCTGTTGGATCACGCCTCCAAGCTTGTAACGCGCCTGCTCCCTGCCGAGCTCGGCGAATTCCTTGCGCAAATCTTCGACCGGCCGCTTTAGATCAATGGTGGCCTGACGCGCCTTGTCACTGTTATCACGAAACAAAAGATAGCTGGCAGCCACTGCTCCAGCAGTCAGAGCAAGCCCAGCTGGCCCCCCTAGAACGCCCAGAAGGGCTGACCCAGCTCGGCCAGCCAAAGAGGTCGCGGCGGTTTGTGCGGCCTGCGCAGTTGTCTGAGCTAATGTTGCCTGCGTGTCTGCCAGTCTGGCTAAACGCAGACGACTAAGCGCAGCGGCATGCGCGTCTGTAAATCTTGTGGCCGCCACTTGTGACTCAGCAGCCACCACTTCTGCCGCCGTGCGACGAGCGGCCGCTGTCGCAGCGTCTAGCTGTGCCGATGTCCGACCGATCTCTGCCGAACGGGCGTCTCGCAACGCATAAGCTTGGTCTTTCAGTCCCTTGATGGTCTCGCCGAGCTTTAGGCCGCCATACGCGGCGCCAGCAGTCAACGCTGAAGCAGCTAGTACATCCATATTTTCGGCGACGAGCACTGCTGCGCTTGCGAGAAGCTTGGTGCTCCCTGTTGCCCCGTCCATACCGCCGACCCATGCCTGGAAAGCATTGCTTACAGTCGTGGTAGCTCGACTTACCGAGCCGGGCAAATCCTTGAACTCTCCCTGCAATACACCCAGCTGGCTGATAAGCGCTGGTACTACCTTATCAATAGTCAGCAATCCCTGGTCAGCCATAGCTTTTAGATCTTTTCGCGCAACCCCCATGCCCGCTGCTAGCGCCCGAATCACCCGATCACCATTTTCATTGACCGAGTTGAACTCCTCGCCTCTCAAAACCCCCTGCCCCAAAGCCTGGGCAAACTGAGTGATCACCGATGACGACTCCGCGGCACCAGCACCTGATAGCTGGAGCCCCAGCGCCAAAGCTTCGGTGACACCAAGTACATCACTCGATGAGTAGCCAAACTCCCGCATTGAGGCAGAAGAGCGGCTGAAGAGGTTCGCGTTATCGGAAAAGGCAGTTCCAGTGCGCTGACTCACTTCAAAAAGAGATTTCTGACTAACCGCAAAGTCATCAGTACTTGTGGATGCTTGCTTGAGCCGGGCGTTTACCAGGTTCCAGCTATCAGCCTGGTGAATGACGTTACCGACAGCGAGAGCTCCCGCCATTGCCGCTGCATATACCCCTACCGTTGAAGTAAGTGACTGCATCGCTGCGCCTTGAGCGCGCACGGCCGCTTCCTGCGACCGCCATGAACTGGTGGCGTCCCTATTGCCTGATGTAATGGTGCGGAGATAGCTCTGCCCCATGCGGCTTGCTCGGGCCATCTCGCGCTGATACGCACTGGTTTCAGCGGAAACGCTGACGATCAAAGAGCGAAGGGTCTGCCCTGCCATGCTTTTCTCCAGGCAATAAAAAACCCGCACTTGGCGGGTAGTTGGTTCGAAACAAAACTATCGGAACAGGAAAATCATGATCAAAATTACAATTGCTGCGACGCTCAAAAAAAGCTGGATCATTTGACTGTTTTTCCCTTCTTTGACTTCCTGGGCCTGCCTGGCTTCCGCCTCAGATTGCGCGTTTTTGCTTTCGTGCCGAGCGATAATTAAACGCTCTCTGGCCATTCGCTCATCAACCTTTAACTCGGAATCCAACAGCTCATCGAAGATCGCTCTTTCCGAATCACTCATTATTTCTCGCAGCCGGTCAATTTCCTGATTATTCCTACTCAAGGCCTCACCTGGATGGCCAACTAGCCTTTCGCTCCTCTCCACTTCGGCGGCATGCTCATCAAGTAGATCCCTGACTTTCTGACGATCAAACTCCGTGTACCTAAGCACGCTGCCACCTCATGGTTAAAGATAAAAACTTTAACACTTGATGCGAGCCAAAAAGAAATCCAGTCAACTTGAGAAGCTAACCCTCAGCAGCCTTGACCATAAGAAAAGCCCTGAACAACTCAGCCCCTTCCTCGGCCTGCGCCACTTCATCAACCACCACCGCCGACTCATCTTTCCATTTAGGCATCAGATCGAGAGCCGAGACTTTCGCGCCCTGAGCCTGGAACACCGACGCGGCAATGATCGACGCTTGGATATCTCCGCGGGTATCGCTCAGTGGGGATTCTTGGTTGTAGGCCATCCAGAGGAACAGCTCCTCGGCGCTCATCCGTGAGCGCAGATCCTGGAGAGTCATGCCGAGGCGGAGGGCAAGAGTCAGCATAAAAGCCAACTCTGGCTCCTCCGTCAGTCGTTTCCCGCAGCGTCCACCGGATCTTCACCACCGGCGCCGGCTGCAACACCACTCAGTTCGAAAACTTTGCCGACGAGCCGGTCATGTACAGGGCTGAATGCCTCGGCTACAGCAGGCACGTCTTCATCCTGGAAGACCCGTGCATTGTTCTCATCGAGCAAAGCACGTACCAGGACGAACGCGTACAGCGGGGAGGATTGAATCTCTACCCGCGGCTCCTCCGGCGGCTGGTCTTCACTTTCGGACGCGGCGGATTGAGGAGGTAGCCCGGCGTCCTGGCGGGCTTCCGCAACCGCCAACGCAGCGCGGCGTCGGTACTCGACCCAATCGCCAGCGCTCAATGCCCTGACCACGACTTGAGCACCCTCCCATTCATCGATGGTCAGGCGCTCATGCTTGAAGTTGCGCATCGGATCCAGCGCCATCGAGCGCAGATCCACCCCGGCGGCGATTTTTGCGCGGGCCATTACGGCACCACCGGCAGATCGAAGGATACGGCGCCGGTGATGCGCACGTTGAATGTGCCGTTAACGGTGCCGTTTGGCGCGGCGTCCCAAGTGAACTGCGTTACCAGTCCCAGGAAGCTCGAAGAAGATCCGTCCTTGAACAGCGACTTGAAGGCGCGCGGCTCACCATCATCACGAGCAGTGCGCAGCACGGTCTGCGCTTCATCGTCGGCCTTCCAATTGCCGGACATGCTGAATGTGCCGTTGTCGGCCAGGCCTACGGTGAACTCTTTCGCCTCACTGGCGAGCACCGTGACCTCGATCTCGTCCGACTGACCGCCCTGGAACTGCGGCTGCTTGATCGTTACGGACAGATCGGCCCATTCAATGCCGACTGCTTTTGGGTCGAGCGTGGTTTCTTTGGAAACGCTGAGAGCCGTGCCCTGCGTCTTGACGAACTTCGCTTTCGTTGGGTTTTGAGCGGCCATGTGGCCTCCTATGGTTGCAGGGTGTATTCCCAGCTCACGCTGAAAAGTTTGGTGTCGTTTTCGAATTCGTCAGGCAGGCGGTCAGCGCTGCCTGTAGTGAAGTCAGCGCCATCTGCGGTCATGGCCGCGAACGCCTCGCCAGCCAGCGTCAGTGCCTGGAGAAAGCTTTCGCCCCAAGCATCAAGCTGTATCGTCAGATCGCTGGAACCGTCCCAGCCAGCGAGCGTGAAACCTGCGCCACCGCTGACCGTTTGAATGACCAAGCGCGGCTGGGCGGCATCCTCCGGCGCAACGCCGAAGTACACTCGCCCGTCGACCAGAGGCGAAAGCCTGTCGATGAGGGATTTCTCAATCATTGGGGTTACCGGGTGATGGCGTTGTCGATGCCTTCGGCCAGCTTGTCAGCAACGGCCTTCTCGATCTCAGGCAGGCTTCCGTCCCATGCGGGGCGAATGAATGGATGGGCCTGCATCTTCGACGTGCCCAGCTCCAGAAACTTCCAGTAGAAAGGCGCGTCGTAATCCGTTTTTGACGTGCGCCCCTTTTTGCCTGGTCGCTTGAGCGCCTTGGCCTGCTTGCCTGTGGGGTTCTTCACGCGAATGCCAGCAGTTGCGCCACCAGGTGTATCTGCCTGCTTGAGCCGAACAGCGATGATGTTCTTCTTCAGCTTGCCTGTACGAACAGGAACCTTGTTCTTGGCCTCATCCCTGGCCACCCGCGCGCCTGCGATAACAGCATCACGAACGATCTTATTGCCGGCAGCCTTGGCCAGGCTCTCGAAGTCCGCCTGCAACTCACCAAGCCCCAGCACAGTAAGCGATCCATTACTCATTTTGGCTTCACCGTTTTGCACATGAGTTTCAGCATGTCCCGCTGGTTGGTAGCCAGCGGCGCGACGATTTCGTAAGTGATGCCGTCGTGCACCAGGTGCTGGCCCGCCACCACGTCCTTGCGGTAGCGGATGTTGATCTCGGCAGTGACCGTGACCTGCATCTGTGACGCGGCCTCGTACATGCGGCCGGAAGGAATGTTGATTTCCGCCCAGAGCTTTCCGAGATCACCCCAGACTTTCGAGGGCTGACCGAGCGCGTCTTTGCCATCGATGTAACCGCGGCGCATGCAGCGATGACGCATTGGGCCAGCTCTCATCAGTAGCGCTTCCTGTACATGAGTAGCCGCTCAACAGCCAGCGGCACTGTGGTTGAGATGGTCCCTAGCGCTACGGCTTCGCGGTTGGCATACCAATGGCCAACCAGAAGCAGAATGGCCTGCTCAACATCCGGAGTGAGCCCCATTTGCTCGGGCTCAACCGGCGCCGTTTCGACCAATTCTCTATCGCAATGCATGGCCACGTGGGACTTGGCCGCCTCAAAGTAACCGGTGACCAGCGAGTCTTCCTCATCACCGTCCACTCGCAAGTGATGCTTCACGCGGGCCAGGTCGATCATTTACTTGGTCTCGTTTGGCTTGGACTGCTTGTTGGCTTTGGGAGTGGTGCCATCCTCAAGCGCGGCCAACCCTTTACCGATCAATTGATGACCGTATTCTTCGTCTTCCAGATCGAGAACCTGGCCGGCAGAAACGCGGCCGTTTTGGACCTTCACCTTTTCGGGGTCGCCTTCGAATCCCCAAAGAACTTTAACCTTCATGGTTTCCACCTGATAAATGGTTGGGGCCCGAAGGCCCCGGGATATTGGGAGAATTAAGCGATGAAGTTGAAGCGACCTTTGACGAAAGCGTACTTCTTGCGCACAGCCAGACCGAGACGTTCTTCCACCAGGATGGCGCGCTGGTTCTTGATGAAGTCGTCATTGATCATGCCGACCTTGATGGTGAAGCCCATGCGGTCGTAGATCCGCGCGCCCTGCTGGAACGAGCCGGTCAGGAACTCGCCGCCGGTGGTGGCGCCGTCGCCTTCGTCCATGCTGTCGGAAGCAACGATTGGGCGACCCCACAGGACTGGGGTTACCAAGCCCTGCAGGTTGGCGAACAGATAGCGGTTCTCGCCGTCCTTTTGAAGCTCGATGTTCATCCAGTCAAGATCGGACATGATCACGGCATCGGCGGGCAACTTCGACTGCTTGCGGGCCTGGTAGATCGCACGACGCACGGTGTCGATAGCCGTGTCAGTGGCCTTGCTCAGATCAGGGTCAAAGACGGTCGCCTGAGTCATGATGCCGTTCAGGTTGTTGCCGGTACCATCGCCCTTCAGCAGTTGGCCCTCACGCTTCAGTTCGAGGTCGAAGCGCAGCAATTCCTGAATGTAGCTGTAGAGCTGCGGAACGTCGTCGAGCGCTTCGTCGGTCACCGGCATCCATACAGCGATCTTCTTGATGGTGTCGGTGACCTGTTCGAAGGTCACGTTGCTGGTTGGCTTGGCGCCACCTTCCGGCACCATGCCGGCGCCCAGCGTATGCAGCAATTCGCGGTAGTAGGTGAAGGCCTGACCAGTTACTGGAGTGGTCGGGATCAGGTCACGAATCAGCAAGTTCTGGCGCGGAGCGCCTTGGATCACCGGATCGTACTGCGGCGCAACAAGGCCAGCACTGGTGACCTTGACCTCGGCCATGCTGGCCATATCAGACTTGGTGATTTCGATTTCGGCGGAGCTCTGAGTCTTCTTGGTCAGGGCCTGGTAGTTGTCGTTGCCCTTAACAAAGTCGATGAAGCTTTTCTTTTCCGGGTTCTGGTTGCGCAGCTTGATGCCCTTTTCTTCGAGCTTCTGCACCTGCTCGATGACACGCTCGATCTCACCTTTTTGGTTTTCGATCTGAGACTTCATCTCGGCGGTGACGGTGTTGCCTTTCTGCAGCTCATCGGCAACAGCGTCGTACTTCTTCTGCAAGCCGCCGAAACCTTCTTTCAGCTGGTTTTCGAGCGAGCTTTTTACTTCCTGGATTGGATCGGTCATGGCGACACCTTAAAAAATTGGTCAAATGTGTGTGAGAGTTTTTTCAGCTCTTCCACGGTCGCCGTGGCCTCAGTCTCACCATCGCGGTGAACTGCGGAGTAGCCGAGCGAGGCGACCGCTGCCGCCTCCTTTTGGGAGAGCCCCATGCGGTCGCGCAGGGCCTTCTCAAAAATTCTGATATCCGACTTCACGTCGGTTACTTGTGCAGCCGGATTCATTCCGAACGGCACCAGGGATGCCTCCCAGAGCTCCGCCTGTTTGATGATTCGCACGCTTCGACCTTCGCGTTCTTCGTAGGCCGCCAAGATCGTGTTAAAGCCAATAGACATGCTGTCGAGCGTGCCTTCCTTCATCAGCTCATAGGCGTCACGGGCGTAACTCACCGCTAAGTTGACCTTGCCCTTGATGTAGAGGCCGTGGTCGTCCTGGTTGAATTCGGCAGAGCCAACAAGCCGCGTCAAGTCATGGAACAGGGCCAGCTTCAAACGGCCCGCTCGCGTGGTCTTCACTTTGGTGAATGCACCGGGAAGGATCACGTCATCGCACAGGTCGATGTTGTTGAACACTGCGGCGTAGCCCTCGAAGTTGCCGAGCTCATCGCTGGCCTTCACCTCAAAGGGAACCTCAATCTTGCTTAGCATTGGTCTGCATCTCCCACCGGGTGACCCGGTCGTATTCTTCGCCAGCAAGGCGGGGCTCGTTTTCTTTCTCGCGGACGGCGTTGATACTTAACCAGCCAGAGCCACCAGAACCGCCAAGCGCAGCCTTGTAATAGGCCGCCCGGCCCGCGCTATCCGCACGCAGCAAACCCTCCACAATAAACTCCACAAACTGTGGTTTATCGCGGAAGAGCTTGTCGTTGATTTCATCCTCGATCGCGTCGAGGTAGGGCTTGAGCCCGAATGTCACGTACCCGCTGGTTTGCTGCTCCAGGTTCGAACCCATGATTGAGGTCTTGCCTGCGCGGTT